GCGTGGCGAGGTACAAGAAGGTGATACGACCCTCGGAGAGGTAAAGCTTTCACTACAACAATCCCAGAAGAAAAATGCTGTTGTAGCAAAGAACTACCGTACTGCATGGGAAGAATCAGGGTATATTTGGTACGAATTACGCCAGGAAAATATGAAAGGCACTATTAAGATATGGAAAAAGGGTGCAAACGGTGCCTTCTTCTCAAAAGACGTGTCACCTTCAGACTGGAAGCAAGCGCAAGGATATGAAATCAAAGTAACGTTGCGAGCTGACAAAGAGGCAGAAGATGATCAAGCACTCAAAAAATTGCAGTATGTGAAGCAATCTTTTGAAGGAAACCCAGTAGCACAAAAGATAATCCGAAGAAAAGAGCTTGAATTACTAGGGTGGACGACTGAAGATATTGATGCGGTTATGCAGGCTGAAGAGCAACCAGCACAACCTCCTACAATGCCAGGACAAATACCAGCGCAACAAGTAACACAACCACAACCAACACAAATGTAATATGGTAAAAGATGTACTACAGAAATACTTAAGAAAACTAGGCGTCGCAACATTTGAAGATCTCAACAAAGAGGAGCGAGAAACTTTGTTTGCATGGGAAGAGGCTTTGAAAGGTAGAAAGATAACTGATGATGAAGTTGTGGCGTGGCTTGATAACGAAAAAAGAGAGATTATAGCAAAGCTAACGAACATGGATCTATCGAGTAAGGCAGATACATTTCTTAAAATGGAGCTTAATTTCATAGTCAAACTGCAAACCTTCCTTAATGGCCCGAATATTGAGAAGGCTATTATGGAGAAAAACATTGAGAAACTCATGTAACACGAATATAATAAAACCGTATGTCATTTAAAGAAATTGAAGATTTAACACCAGAGGCAGCAGTCGCTAAGATCACACGCAAACCAATTCACACATTGGATGCTGATGATAAGGCTTTCTTGCGAGCACGTGAAAGTTATCTCGATGAGGATCAGAAGCAAGTATTTGCATCTATTCTTAAAGAGAAACCTGTAGTGGCGGAGGAAGTAGCCGAAGAGGTTGCACCAGAAGTGGCTACAGAAGGTGAAGTAGTAGCTGAAGAGGTGAAAAAGGGAAAGAAAAAATAATAATTTAGATACTTAATACTCTAACCCTTATAAAATAAGGACGAGAACACAACAAAAGCATATGATAGATCCAAACTCTAAAGAGAATGAGGTCAAGGACGCAGTAAATGCCAACCCTAACACCGAAACTCAAGGAACGGAGAAAGAGAAAACTTCAAATCCGGGCACTGAAGGCGAACAGGGTATCGACTATAAGGAGAAATTCTCTCAATCAACCAGAGAAGCGCAACGACTCTTAGATGAGAAGAAACGCTTAGAAGCTGAAAGAGACGAAGCTATCCGAGCCAGAATGGAAGCTGAAGCAAGATTTACTACTCCTGAAAAGGACTTGAATTTTGATGAAGTGGATCCGACCACAGAAGAGCTAGTACCAGGCTTCAACGATTTAGAGCCAGAGCAACAGGAAAGTATTCTTAAATTGAGTCAAGGAATTGCAAAAAGAACGAAAGATGATCTTTATAAAGATCCAGCGATCGCTTTTGCAAGGAAAAACTACAATGAAAAGAAGTTTGATGACGCATTTAATGCGCTTACTCAAGACTTTCCTCAGTTAAAGGAAGCGCAAGCTGAATTTAAACAAAAGTACTTTGATCCTAATAACGTACCTAACAATATCGATAAAATCTTACCAGACGTCGCAAAGATATTTTTATTCGATAAAGTAAAGGAGATAGGAGCCGAGGAAGAGCGCCAGAGACAAGGTAGAGTAGATACTGAACGAGCAACAGCCGGTGATAAGTCACAACCGACTAGCCGGACACTCGAGGAATGGCAACAACTTCAACAGAGAGATCCCGCGAAGTTTGCAAGGCTTTCTGCTCAGTACAACGAAGACCTAAAATCAGGAAGACTCGATTCTTAAAAGGAATTTCTAGCATTGTGTGGTTACGTAAGCTTTAATTTTACTTAACCAACCATGACACAATCATTAGCGGCGTTTACGCCTATTAAGTTCTCACTTAAAACAGTAGAACTTTTGTACAATGACACATTGTACCCTTTCATTACTAACACCAAGTATGAAGGTGAAATCAAGGATGCAGGTGATAAAGTACGTGTACGAACAGCAGCGAAAATCACGCTTTCTGCATATACAAAAGGAATGACTCTTGTAAAACAAGATCTTAACCCTACTTCAGAAGACTTAGAAATCGATCAGCTTCAATACTTCTCATTTGGAGTAGATGACGTAGATAAAATTCAAAACGATATCGACGCGATCGAGGAATATGCTATGAACACAAAGCGTGACATGGCACAGCTCATTGACACTGATATCCTTCTTTACGGACGAAAGAACGTACACGGAGACAATGCTATCGGTACAGACTACTCAACTGGTACAGTGACAGTAACAACTGGAACAGGTGCGGTAACTGGATCAGGTACTACATTTACAGCAGCAATGGTAGGTGGATACTTCAAGGCTGCAGGTCACACAAAACACTACTTAGTAACTGCGTACTCTTCTGCTACATCAATCACAATCACTGATGTAGGCGGAACAACATATACAGGTGGTGCTATCGGTGCAGGTGCAACTTATACAATTAAGGCTGCAACACACCTTTCTATTACCAAATCAAACATCTATCAGTACCTTGTAGCGGTTCGTACAGCCCTCGGCCAACGACTTGCTCCAAAAGAAGGACGATGGATCGTTATGAACTCACAAGCTGAAGGAGTATTACTCCAGGCCCCAGAATTTATCCCGGCTGTACAGTCTGCATACAACAATGTTGTAGAAAAAGGACTTATCGGCTCAATTGCAGGCTTCAAAGTGTATACTTCAGAGCTTGTAAGTGGTGATAACACAACTGGTTACTGGTTCCTCGCTGGTACAAAAGACTTCATGGCATTTGCAGCGCAAATTACCAAGACTTCAGTAGTACCATCAGAAGCGGATCCAAACTCATTTGTTTCAACCTGTAAAGGACTTCTCGTTTACGGACGAAAAGTTTTTGAAGGAACTCGAGCAAAAGGTGCGGTTCTCCGTGCAGTACTCTCGTAGTGCTTTCCATCCCCTTTATGGGGGATGGGCAAGCTCCAGGAGAGCTAAAAAAATATGACAACCGTAGAATTACTCAGTCTAGTACGTAAAAAAATCCTTGAAACAACCGAGGAGATTGTAGATAATGACACCCTTCTTATCTATGCCTCACAACGGCAACAAGACATTTACAAGCGAGTTTTCCCAAATTCTAAGGTTACAACATCTTCTTCCATAGCACTTACTGCCGGATCAGGTACATTACCAACAAATTTCGGTACTCTATACAGTGATCCATATGATGCAGAAGGTAACTTTTACCCAGAACTCAATATTGAGGACTTCCAAAAGCAAACTCTTGAACGAGGATCTACCATAGAAGCCGGAGTACTCAAGATATATCCCACAACTGTAGCGAGTGTGACTATAAAGTACTACCCTACACTTGCAACAATCACAACATCTCAAGATCCAACAGTCGACACATATTTTGATAAATGCCTTGTTTTAGGTACTGTTTCTGACGCATACGAAGACTTACAAGATCATGCGATGGCAAAATTCTATGACGACAAGTATGAGTTTGAGTTACAGCGTAGAAATGCAGTCATGAGCAACTACGAAGAAAATAACAAAGACAATGGCCAATTATTCTCAGATCAAAACTTACTTGGAGGTGGTCTGAACGTAACATTTTAATTATGCCTATAAATCCACCACCACAAAAGAAAACTTTCATACAGGTGCAGGATGACATGCGCAAGGTTATTGATGTTGATGACAGCAGGGGCCGTAGTGTACCTATAAACATGAATTTTATAGAAGAAGGCTTTCTTTCTAAAGACACTGGAGTGTCTCTTTTTGGGCCTACTACTACTGAAAAATTTCACTCCTTATCTCACGTTAAAAAGAAAAATGGAACTTCCTACATCATTGGTATAGAGGGGTCAATAATGAAAAAATATGACTCGACCACAAATACTTGGTTGCCTATTGGGCCTTCTCTCGGCACTACTACTTTCACGGTGGCAACACCCTGTGTCGCTACGAAAGCCTCACACGGACTATCAGCAGGAGACATTGTGTACTTTACATCAACAGGTACGTTGCCTACAGGCATCACGTCTACACAAGCATATTACGTACTTGCAACGGGACTTACTGCAAATGACTTTCAATTCTCACTCACTGCAGGTGGCACAGCCATAAATACAACTGGTGCAGGATCAGGAACTCACACAATGTTTAGAGGGTACACAAGTACTGCTAGATTTGGGTATATCCCTTATACAGATGAATTATATGGCGGAAATGCTGTACAAAGTTACTTTAAATGGGATGGGACTACCTTTACTGAGTACCCAAGTGCGCCAAAAGGAAACATCCTTGAGATTTTTGAGGATAGAATGTTTATTTCAGGCGTAACAGCAAACCCGGGTACAGTATATTTCTCAGGAATTGCTACTCCAACGACTTTTGCAGGTGCGGACGTACTAAATCCTCTTGGTACAGACTCAGTAACCGGACTTGAGAACTATTACGGGCAACTCCTTATCTTTAAACAGGAATCTATTTGGAAATGTACCTTTGTGTACGATCAAGTAGTCTCACTTTTCGTGCAAAAACTCGAATTACAGTCGGGAAATTACGGTGCGTGCTCAAGAAAGGCCATCACATGGGCAGAGAATGACATCTGGTTCTTTACCGGGCGAGAGGTTCGATCTATTGGATACCGTGATCAGCAAACGGGGGTACTTGGGGTCAATCCATCAGTCATTTCGGACTCGATTAAAGAAACTTTGGCGACATTAAGCGTCTCAAACTTCTCAAAATGCTCTGTTTTTTACAGCAATAGACGATTTTATCTTGCTTTACCGTTAGAAGATAGCGAAAACGACACTGTTTTTGTGTGCCATCTGCTTTATAAGCTTGCTTGGACTAAATATACAGACAGAATAAAGGCAAAAATAGAGGAATTTATTGAGATAGATGACGTTATTTACACAACAAAGTCAACAGCAGACTATGGTGTGATCAAGTGGCAAACATCTTTACTTAATGATAATGGGGCAGCTATCCCAGGAGAGGTGTTTTTTAAACAGACAGAGGATAAAGACTTCAACAGTTTTAACATTTACCGCTACTTGGATTTAATGTTCAAGAATTTGCAGGGTGTCGTGACTGTAACTGTACGCCAAGATGCAAATGATGCGCGTACAACAACGGAAAAACAGTTTTACGTAGGTGAAACTGTAGAGGGTGAGGAAAATGCTATTGCAGAAGTAGATTTTGGAGAAATGTTATTTGGTGATTCATTTGGTGAGTCAGTGAGCCAGTCGCCATTTGTGAAAAAAAGAATATCAATGCTATTACGAGCACAAGCTCTAACAATAGGATTGAGTAATTCTGGTGTAGATGAGACGTTTACCATTGCGCAAACGGCACTCTTCGGTATGAAGGAGCCGAGGAAGATGTTTAAACCTTCGTCAATTATAAGTATATAATATTAAAAAAGTATGTCAGTAAAACAAGTTCAAAATTTTTATAAAGATACAGTAAAAACGGCCTGGACTTCAGGTGCAGGAAACTTTTATGTATCAACAGCAAAACCAACTGTAGCACCAGGCTTTCTGGTTGTTTCTCCTGGGGATGCTTCAAAGCGCGAGATCATCTACTATACGGCAACTGGAACAGATGGTGGTGGTGACTATATAACCGTATCAAGCGCTGCGCACCGTGGACTTGGTGGTACAACAGCTCAAGCTCACGCTGTAAGTGAGAAAATACGCATGAATCTTACTGCTCAAAACTGGCAGGAAGTAATTGACGAATTGGCTACAAAATATGGCCCAGGTATTACAGTACCAACACCTACTCTTCCTGGCGATACTGTAAATAAAGACTATGCCGACAATCTTGCTATTGCCGGATCACCAAATGCCTCTACGTCAGTAAAAGGTATATCAAAACTCACTGCTACACCAATGAAAAGTCTTGGCACTGCAACTATCACTATTGCAACGCCAGGAGTAATTACACTCGCTTCTCATGGCTTGATCGCGGGGGATACAATCGAACTTACGACATCAGGAGCACTTCCTACAGGGCTTTCAGCATCTACAACATACTTTGTTATCTCTACAGGCTTAACAGCAAATGATTTTCAAGTTTCACTTTCAAACGGTGGTGCAGCTATAAACACAAGTGGTTCTCAGTCTGGTACACACACACTGTATCGAACAACACCATACGCTGTAGGTGATCAGGATGCACGTATACCTACGCAAGCGGAAAACGATGCTCTTGCGGGGACATCAGGGACACCTTCTACTTCTAATAAATATGTGACCAATGACGATACAATAGGAACAGGCAGTCTCTTGCGACTATCTGCACTTGGAGGGGAAATTTACGAAAAGACTTTCACAGCAGGTGAAAATATAACTGCTGGGCAACCTTTACATTATTCTGAGTATGCTCAATTAAATCCCATTACAGTAGACGCATCGACTTCTGCACATTCATTTTCCGGAGCAACACATAATCTTTCGGTGACAATCGCTAACCAGTCTAATAGATTGCTTATTGTGGATTTAGAATATGATAGCGGTGTGACTGTTTCTAGTGTCACTTATAACGGAGTTGCAATGACAAGTATTGACTCGCAAGCGTCTCCTTCATCAGGAAACATTGTTAGGTCTTATCGTCTTGTTGCACCAACCGTTGGTACTGCTAATGTGACAGTAACTACTTCCGGCGGCTCTATCCCTACGTTTGGACTAGCAATAATGGCTACTTCATACTACAACGTAGATCAAACGACACCCGTCGAGGCAACAGCAAAATCTTCAACTTCAGGAGGCGGGACATTCTCACATTCTATATCGACACTTACAGGCGGTGCGTTAGTTCACGCGGCGTATGCTTTCAACGGCACATCTGGCACATCTACTATAACATTCGACTCAGTTTCTGGCCTAAATGCTATAAATATAGCGTCTTCTTTTGGTGCAGCTAAGGCGAGAAGCCCTGTTTCTGAAACTGTACAATCGGTCACTGTAGACAATACTCATTCTGCTTCTGCTAACAGAGCCGTATTGTTACTTGCTATAAAACCGTCAGAAGCTCAGTCTCCGAGAGTTCAAAAAGCAAGTGCAACTGCAGCAACCGCATTTGTTGAGGTAAAACAAAACTTTGTTGGATTTGCTAAAGAAACAATAACAGCCGGCAATACAATAAAAGTACAGACGGGCGGAATAATAACAGGCCTATCCGGTCTTTCTATAGGAAAGTACTACTATATTCAAGATACTGCTGGAAATTTAGGATTGTCTGCCGGAACTGTTTCTAAAATAGCGTGTAAGGCAATATCTGCAACATCTGCGATAATCGCAATATAAATATGCCACCACTAAACACACAAACATCTTTAGTAGACTTTCTCAAAAGTACCGGTAAAGATTCTTCATTTTCTAGCCGAAAGAAACTTGCCGAAGAGAGTGGAATATCAAATTACTTAGGTACTGCAGATCAGAATATAAAACTTCTTGGTCTTTTGAGTGCACCAAAAACAACTACGACACAAGGGCCGACCGGATCAACAACAGGCCCTTTCAATGGCCAAATAACTGGAGATATAAGCGGGGCATCACAACCTGGAGACAATCCCCTTGCGCCATATGGTGCATCAGGACGTTTCGAAGGGCTTACTGATGAAGAGATCGAACAACGCCTTATCCTAGACACAAATATCAGTGAAGCTGGAAACATAGATAACGCAAAGACTTTTGTAACGCAACAGCCAGGAGAAAGTGCAACCGACTTTGCAAAACGTCTCAGAAATTCTCGCTTCGAAGTTGCTGGAGAGTATGTACCAGGAACGGAAGCGCCAAGAACTTTGTCTTTTGCAGATTCAGTAGCACTTGCTCAAAAGCAGGGACTAAAGGGCATTGCAGATAATGCTTTTGCAGGACTTACAGATGCACAAGCAGCTAGAAAAGCTAAAGAATTGAGACAATTCTACCAAAACCAAACGTCTCAAAATACCACCTCAACATTTAACCCGGAGACTGTAAAAGGTATAAAAAAGACTGTAGAAAAGTTTAAACTAGCGCTTGATGATATAAATAATGATCCTTTCCTATCCTCAGGGAGTAAAACAGATAAGCAAAAGTCTTATTTTGAGTCTACAGCCGTAGATATTGCTAAAAACTTTGGATCTAAGGAAGACTTCATGGCAAATTACCAAAATAACCCTGAAATTCAGAAGAGTTTGCAGGCTTTTATTGCTGCAGGTGGGAGTATAGACCAGATCACAAGTAAAATCAGTGACAATGAGAATAAGATGATCATTGACTCACGTAAAAATGCAGTGCAAGGGCTTATGGATCAAGGAATTACTGATCCTGAAACCATTCTCGACTATGTAAACTTCGATGATCAAGGCAATCAGGTAGGTGACTTTACCATAGATGAGGTTGAGGCATACATGAATGATACCGGCGACAAGTCTACGGCAGATTTTCTCGCTTCTCTAGGTGAGGATGCGACACCACAAGCGCGTGCGGCACAAGAGGCACTCATACCTGAGAGACAAGCAACTCAAGACCAGATCATTGCACTTGCGAACATCCCAGAACAGTACAGGAAACTTTACTTTGGAACACCAGAAGAACTTGGCATTCTTGCTCAAAAGAAAGCAAATGCTGAGGAGGCAAAACGTATTCTTGAAGAAAAAGAAGCTGATAAGAAAACAACCTTACGTGAAAAGGCTCAGTTTGAGATTGAGAAAAATGCTGCTGAAATGGCAAATGCAATTGCTACTATTGAAGAAAATAGACTCACTGCTAAGAATTACATGACGGCTAAGCTCGCTAAACTAGGCGCACTCCAAACTACAGGTAACGCACCACTTGCAATTGCGACTCTTGATGAGAAATATCAGGCTCAGAAGATGAGAACTGAGGCAATTTACAAGAACAAAGCTAGAAGTATTGAAATATCACTCAGTGAAGCGCTCAATAAAACCGAAAATGACACGGATGAAGAGATTCTCAAGATAAAACAAGACCTTACAAAGAGTAGCGACGATGTTGCGAAGGAAATCTTGAAAGCGGAGCTTGCATCTCAGAAGGAGATCATGCAATTACGTACCACTTATGCTACAAAATTGCGCCAAGAAGTAGATAAATACACCAAAGAAGCTAAAACTGCGGCCGAGAAGTACACAAAAGAGTATATTTCTCTTGCATCTAAAGGTTTTGATGTAAACAGTATTGAAGCAATCCTCTCAGGAAACCCACAAAATGCCAAGATTCCAGTGAAAGGTGGAAAAGGTACGTCATCTCTAGGTAAAACCGCTAGAGATCTAGGCTTTTCATCTGATGCTGATTACAAGTACTTCATGACTCTTCCAAAAGATTTTAGAGACATGTACATCCGGGATATAACGCGAGCAGGTACAGGTGGCGGTAACATTCAGAAAGTAACAAATGCCTTTAATTTCTACAAGCAAGAAAAGCCACGATTTACTGTACCGAAAACAAAATCTAGTGGTACAACAACAACACCAAGAGCAACATCAGACCAGGTAACAATAGAAGATTTATAGAAAATTATGCAATCACCACTCGATATAATTCTAAACACGGCAAAACGTATAGCAGGAGAAGGCAAAAAGGCTGTTTTAAACACAAATGTAGGACGAGGTGCACAGTTTGTCGCAAAACAAACAAAAGACCTTGTACGAGGCACGGGTGCGTTTAACGAGCAAACTAACTTAGGTATTGCGCGTAACACTATTACCGGACTACCAAAAGCGGCAAAAGACACTTTTTTTCCTACTCGAGGATATACAGAAGCAGAATTATCTCAGGCAAAACCTACTGTAAAAGAAACTGCTCTTGCTATCCCAAAAGTATTCACTGAAATGGGTACCTCAGTATCTACTCTTACTGACATGATCCCTGGTGTGAAAGGGCTTGCTGATCGTGCTATAAAAAGCAAAGCAGGTGATTATCTAGCACAACAAGGCCAAAAATTACAGAAATTTGCGCAACCTGAGACTGCAGGGCAAGCAAAAGCAATGCGTTTTGCCGATGTTGCAAGCTTCTTGCCTGTTGGATCGGTAAAAAGTCTCAGTTCTGCGGCACGACTTATTGCAAAAACTCAAGATGCAGCACAAATTGCTAAAGAACTCAAGGCAATTGGCGTAGCTGATAATGTCATTACAGGACTTTCAAAAGAACTTGTAGATGCTACGGATGAGGTTGCTATTTCTCAGAGACTCACAGAGTCGTTGAAACCAAAAGTAGGAAGTAGCCTAGAGCAAGAGGCGCAGGCTTTAGAGAAAAAAGCACAAAGCGAGTTTGAACAATATTGGGGAAAGAACCCGACACAACAAATGACAAGTGATAATAATTCGCCGTCTACTTTTTTTTTTTTTCAAGAGCAATCACGTTTGCAGGATTTAAACAGCCAAATACGAAGAAACGCAGACAAAGCAAGGGGAATAAATTCACAACAAGACTTAAAAGATATCATTGCGACTAAACGAAAACTAAACCAAGCGGGAATAGAATACCCACAGAACGCATCCAAGACAGAACTATCGGATCTTCTAAATGGATCTACAAATCCTCTAATTCAAGAAGCCCGCAAGTACAAGACTGCGGAGGAGTTTATACAAGCAAAAAATCCTATTCCTGATGGTGGTTTTATTGGAAGAAGACAAATGGAAGAATGGGGAGCAAAAACTGATGAACTTAGAAAAATCTTTGAAGGTAAGCCATTTTATACACCAGAGCAATTAAAAACAGGAATAGAAAAACTACCGAAAGAGATCAACTATAACGGAGAAAAATATATTAAAGGAAGTATTGGGCAAGTAACTGATGCAACAGGAAAAATAAAAAGAGTGTCCTTGGAACTTATAAGCCCAAAGCTTGGTGTAAAAGATATTACCCTCACAGGAGATGAATTATCTGATTTCTACAATAAAGCGAACTTAAAAATTCAAAAACTCCGAGATGAAGTTAGTGACCTTGACGGGCAAATTGCAGAACTTCGTTACTATGATTCTCCAGAAGATAATGCTTTGTTTGATGATTTGATAGTAGAAAGAGATACATTACAATCCCAACTCACAGATATATGGAATAAGGCGCAAGGGCAAGTGGAGGCACCAAAAACAACCATAGAGGACTTATCTAAAGAGGTTGAAGCACAAGGCTATACACTGAAAGTAGTAGACAAAAAACCAAAAGGGTATGGAGGCAGACACTTCTCAGATAGTAAAACTATTGAAGTTTATACGAAAGGTAGAACGCCAGAACAAATACGAAGCACGATAGACCATGAAATCGGGCATATTATCGACTACAAAAGGAGGGGAATTGTTGCTGATCCAATGGGAGACTCTGTTATTGGTTTCGACGGCAAATTAAGACCGGCAATGGATTCTGATATTTACTTCAGAAATAATTATTTAAAAAAGGAAGCAGAAAACATAAGAAAAGAGTTTCCTGTAGTACATTTTGCAGCCAACACTCAGAAGGAAATATACGCGGATGCTTACAGAATATATAGACAAAATCCTGTAAAACTAAAAGAAGTCGCGCCAACTATCTACAAACAACTCGATGATTTTGTTAAGGCAGAGTCGCCTAAGAAAACCGTAACAGAAGCCGCACTTGATCGTGATATCGCGCAGGCAAGAGTAGAAACACCAAGAATAAGTGAAGTAGATCGTCTTATCGCGCAGGGAGATATACGTATTAAACAGAAAGATGGGATGGAAAGATACGAGTACAAATCAAAAGACGGTACTTTTAAACTTGCACCTACTGATGAAGATGCTGTTACACGTGTAAAACAAATACAGGCTCAAAGAGAAGCGCCAAAACCTCAGAAAAAGGAGTTTGTGGTACCAGATATACTTGCAAACAAGATGGTTGATGTGCAAATAAAGAAAGACGCGCTTGCAAATGATCCACTCAATACCCTTACAAAGTTTGTAAACAAGAAAACGGGCGAGCTTCCTGAGGTTACTGGTACAGGTAAGTCTACATTTGCGCGTAAAGGAGACAATATCGTCGATGAAATATATGGTGGCACTAAAACAAGTGAAGATGTGCGGTCAGAAATACCATATTTCATGGAGCGAAAGCGTGAATTGAAGGCACAAGAGAAAGAAATAACTGGAGAAATTGCAAAACTTAAGAAATCAGAACGAGAAAAAGGTACCATCCTCCGACAATTAGAAAAGGAAGCAGATGACGTCGTTCGAAGCCGAGAAAACGCGCAAAAGATGCCAAAGCAAAAAGACATACAAACACTGGAAGAAATGGCAGCGCAGCAATCAGGTACAGTAGTCGATAATTATCTTGATAAATGGGCTTCACTTCCTAGTAGTATAAAGATCAAACAGACCCCTGTACAGAAGAGGATCGCCTTTTACGACTATATAAGAACACCTATTGAAGTACTCAAGAAAATAGGACTTGAAAAACAAGGTCGCTTACTGATTCAGAAACAGGATGACTACATGCAGGAACTTCCAAAGAATATTGAGAAGATCACAAAGTGGAGCAAGCGTGCACCAAGTAAAGAAGCAAGTGAGCGAATTTTTAAATATCTTGACGGTAAAGATATTATTATCGAAAGGGATGAATTAAAAGTAGCGAATGAAATTAAAGTATGGCTCAAAGAATGGGCTGATCGTCTTGGACTTCCGGCAGATAATCGTGTTGCAGACTACATCACACACCTTTTTGACGATCAACTTATTCAAAAAGAGTTTGATGAGGATCTTGCTAAAATCATAGAGGACAAGATACCTGGCGAGGTGTACAACCCATTCTTAGAAAAACGTCTTGGTGCGAAGGGATATAAGCAGGATGTGTGGGCTGCGCTTGATGCATATACCAAGCGTGCGACACGTAAGGTGCATATGGACGAGGCACTTGCCGAGTTGGAACAAGCAGCGGGAACACTCGAAAAGTCTCAATGGGATTATGTAAAACGATTTGCGGATAATGTAAACATGCGGCCTTCTGAATTAGAAGAGGTGGTTGATAACGCTATAAAACAGTTTATTGGATACAAGGAAGGCCAACGTCCTACAATTAAAATACTTGGCGCAGCACGACAAATGGTTGCACGAGGTGCTTTTAGTCTTAATTTTGGTACAGCACTTAGAAACTTATCACAAGGGGCGAACACATACGCAAAACTTGGTGAAAAATATACAGCACTAGGATACGCTAAACTCTTCTCTAAAAAGAACATGCAGGAGGTTGTAGATAGTGGGATCCTTGAAGTTGGATTTATCCAAGATCGTGTACTCTCTTCACGAAAACAGACTCTTCAGAAGATAGACAAAGTGTTATTTTCATTCTTAGATATGGCGGAACGAGTCAACCGTGGCGCTGCTTATCTTGGCGCAAAAGCAAAAGCTATTGCGATGGGTAAAACTGAGGCGGAAGCTATCAGATATGCGAAGGATCTAGTCGCTGAAACTCAGTTTAGATTCGGCGCTGTCGACACACCTGTTCTTTTGAACGGTGCGATCCTCAAAACACTCACACAATTTCAGTCATATACTATAAAACAAATAGAGTTTCTTGCAAACATGCTCAAGAATAAAGAGTATGCAGGTCTTATTCGTTATGCAGCAGCAGGTCTAACATTTGTGTACACAATCGGGAAACTATTCGGCATGAAACCGGAAGAGCTTGTACCGTATTTTCATTTTGAAGCACCACCTGTATTTAAAGGGCCGTGGGAACTCGGCAAGGCGGTACTAGATACACCTGACAAATACGGGCAACCTCGAGACTTTGCTCAAAAAACTGAGGATGTGATGAAGCCTTTTGCATTATTTATACCGGCTTCTACGCAGGCACAAAAGACATATAAGGGTATAAACGCAAATATTGAGGGTGGATCCTATACAAAAGATGGCAAGCTTCAATTCGAATCAGGTAAAACAAAGCTACAACAAGTGCAAAACGTGCTTTTTGGGAAATATGCCTCCCCAGAAGCAAAAGCGTATTTTAAACGTCTTGAAAAGAATGAGGAAACAAATGCCGAAATTGAGAATGTATACAACTACATACAGGAACTCAAAGCTAAAGGAAACGAGCAGGAAGCTTTGCAAATATTCAATGATTTGTCTGATGAAGAGAAGGCCATTTACAAAAACGTGAAGTCTGAGAAGACAAAACAAGAAAATGCAGATGGTAAAAGGGCTGTAATGCCGGCTTTCGTAGAAATTAGAACATTAAAAGATAGTGGAAAAGCACAAGAAGCAATTGAGGCGTATAACGCGCTTTCTGAAGAAGAGAAAAAGTATTACCAACTACTCAAAAAGGATCATGACGCATTAGAAAAGAAGCTTAAGGCTGAAGAAAAAGTAAGCGCAGAGAGAAATTTAGTGGAAAATATCTTTGCTTATGCTAAAGCACTTGTCGTTGATCCAGGCCAAGCATGGATGGCACTTACAACAGATGAGGTACTTGGTGATGTGCGATGGACGGACGTTACCCTTAAGCGTTTTATGGGTAAATACTTTACAGAACAAGGTGGATCTGAGGAGTATGTTAAAAAAGAGCTTGAAAAAATGGGTATCCCTTACTCTGATAGAAGCAAGTACAACCTAGAACACATCATCCCGGTTGCTGCAGGGGGATCAAATCAACCAGAAAATCTCGCACTTATCCCGCGCGCTTTACACGAGTCTTATACTGAGTTTGATATTGCCCTTAGTAAGGCCGTACAAAGTAACAAATTGAGTAGAAAACAGGCCGCACAGATAGCTATAAAGTTTAAATCCGGCAACATGACTAAAAAAGATGCACTACAAGCGATAAAATAAGAATATAATACACTTATGGACGATACACCTACACCAGCGCAAAGACAATTCTATAAATTGCTTGATACAAAACTCTCAAAAATCGCTTCTGTACTAGGGGATTCTATAAAAGCCGCACGCAAGGTGAAGTTTGAGGGGCATGAGTTCATACTCGCTAAAGGAGAAAGTGGAAAAGCTGGGGATAACGCACAACCGCCTACAAAAGAAGAACTACTTGAGGCTATTTTGCCTTTTGTCCCAGCTATTCAAGAGGAAATAAAGAGGACTTTTGATAAAAAAACTCTTATAGGACCACAAGGACTTCCAGGAGCAAGAGGAAGTATGGGGCCTAGAGGACTTCCAGGACCAAAAGGTGATAGAGGAGAACGTGGACCGCAAGGAGTTGGCAAGCAAGGACCAATTGGACCAAAGGGGGAGATAGAAGATATTGAGGAAATTGCAAAAAAGCTTGCAACAATGAAGCGTGCGTGGCTTCCAATGGAAAAGATTATTGGTGATGTTGGAGCTAAGATCATCCGGCAGCAATTCGTCACGGGTGCTAAGGGCAATAGTGCAATAC